AAGTACCAGGAAGATAACCTGCGGGCATCGTTACGCAACAAGGGGTTCAATGCGCTCGACGAGCTGCTTGAGTTTCTGTATGCCCATATAGCCGAATATCCGGAGTTCGCGTCCTCCCAGGCCTATCAGGACCGTAAATCAGCCATTGTCCGCAGTACCGCGGATGTCAATGACGTCTGTTTTATCAATGGCAGCCGGATTGTTTTCCTCCGTCTGCAGCCGCACCTGAAGTTTGCCGAGGAGATGCTCCTTCAGCCGGCCATCGGTGACAAGCTGTATGAGCATCTGATTGACGGACTGGTAAATCCCCCAGAAGACGAAGAAGCCCGGAAGAGCATGGAGCGGTTGCGCCTTGCCTGCTCCCGCTACATTGTGGCAATGGCGGTCAGACGGCTGCTGATGGAGACGGGTAGCGTCACGGACCGGGGGCTGTACTTCACCGCTGTACAGCCGGGTGAAAAGGGCAATGAGGAGAAGAGACCCGTCGATGCGGAGCGTATCGCCGTACAGATTCAGAATCTGAAAGCGGATGCGGACATGTACATGACGGCTCTGTTGCGCATCGTTCGCAATAATTTCGAGGCGTTCTATCAAGGTGACCCTCGTCGTATATTCGACCGCGACAACGATAACAAGCGCACATTCTGGACATGAGGGAGCTTCGCATTACATACCGTCGTTTGGGTGTCCGCCATGAGATAATCCGCCGGGTACCTCAGAAATGGGAGGAACTGACACCGGCACAGTTCCTGCTCGTGTCGCGGCTTTATCTTCAGGAAACGGACGAACCATCCTTCCTGAAGGAGTTCTATTCCCTGCCGTCCGGGACCGGTTCCGACACTTATTACAGTTATAAGCTGAGCGAACTGGTGGAGTTCATCAGCGACTGCCGTGTCCGGATGGACCGCTTTATCCTTCCTGCCGTCTCCGGGCTGAAAGCGCCGGGTGACCGCCTGAAGGGGATGTGTTTCGAGCACTTCATGCACGTGGACACGGCTTTCAACCGCTATGCGCGTGACGGCAAGGATTCCTCACTGGATGCTTTCGTGTCGATGCTCTATCTGAAGGACAACGAATACATTGTCCTACCGTCAGGTGGGAAAAACGGCTTATTTAGCAGGCAGAAACCATTACTGTTACAGAAACGCTTGACAGAGATAGCGAAGCTTGACAAACATGTCAAGTATGCCATATTTCTGAACTACGTTTTCATCAAGAGATGGCTTTCCAAGGCTTTCCCATTCCTGTTCCCCCTCAATGATGAGCCGGAACCGGATGCTAATAAGAATAAAAAGCCTGCAGCAGCGACAGTCAACTGGCTTGACATCTTTGATGCTTTTGTTGGCGATGATGTGGCGGTAATGGAGAAGTATCAGGCGATGCCGGTGGCTACGGCATTCCGCCTGCTTAACAAAAGGATACGTGATACCCAAAAACAGAAGAAATGACTTTTTCGGAATACATAGAGAACTTGGCTGAAAGGCATGTCGATATACGACACAAGGAGAATGATGAGGTACACTTCCTCTCATCAGAACGGGAGAAGCATACGGCACTGGACAGCGTGCTCCACTATCCGGCAGTGATTGTGGACCGTGGCTCAGGATTCGGTTACGGCGGTAATCCGGGTGCATACCGGAAAGACCGCGATTACCTGCTCTTCATTGTGGAGCATGTGTCCGACACCTCCGACTATGAGCAGATAGAGGCTGCCCTTGACAAGTGCGAGCGCATTCTTGATGAGCTGCTCAACCGGGTACTCGAAGACAAACGTAAGAACCGCCAATGGCTTGCCTTTTCACTCGAAGAGGTGGAAGCGGACTATGTGGTGAACAATGATAACCAGCTCTACGGCGTGGTTGCGGCTGTTAGTCTGTCCGAACCTTATAAAGCTTTGAACTGCCGGAATGCATTTTTATGATACAGTATGTCTGATACACTTACAACATTGAAGGAGCTGGCGGCACAAGTGCGTGGTGCCACCCGAAAAGGTGAGAATACGGCTGAACGTGTCGGGCGTCTCTTTGTGGGCATCCTTACCCTCATGGAAGAATCCGAAGTTTCATTCGAGCCTTCCGAAGGATACGATACGCTTGGGACATTGAAGGAACTGGCGGCACAGGTACGCAGTGCTACCGAGGACAGTAAGAATACCGCCGAACGTGTCGGACGTGCCTTTGTCGGCATCCTGAACCTGCTGAAACAATCCGGAGTTGAGTTTGAAATTGTCGAGGGCGGTGATTCCATAGAGGTTCTGCAGACTCTTTCCGGGCAGGTGCGTGGTGCTACCCAAAAGGGTGAGAATACCGCCGAACGTGTCGGACGCATCTTTGTCGGCATACTGGACCTGCTGGCCGCTTCTGTTGGCGACGGTTTCCTTGTCCGCAGCGACCTTCCCGGCTATTACTATTCCAGTACTCAGGATGCGCTGAACGCGGTTCGGGCGACATACCCTGACGGTCTGACCCGGAATGTGGAGATAACCTGCATCAAGGTTGCCAGGGAAAAGAGAAAGGAAGGCCATTATCTTGCCGAGCTTGCCGATTGGAACCAGCGCGGCATGTACACGCTGACAATTGACGGAGGCTCCGTATTGACCCTGGACGGTAATGCCCTGGGATGCCTCTCGTTCTCCGGTGTGGACAACGTGGTTGTCAGGAACGTCCGTTTTGAGGACTATTCCAACTATGTGGGGCATCAGATTCCGGATGCCGTGGGTGCCGTATCATTTACCGGCAGTACATCACGGTACGCCAGGAACTTTTTTGTCGGAGGATGCACCTTCAACGGCAGGTCCATGACGGACGAAGAGGTCATGTCCTCCAATTCCCTGATATTCATTGACACCGAGAACGTGACCGTCAATGGTTCTTCATTCGTGAACGCCCGTGGTCCCGTTGTCAATGTCGACAATTGCACCCTCCTTTCAGTCCTGAACAATGATTTTGCCATGGCGCCTCATGGTACCGGCTATCCTACGGCTGTGACATTCAGTACCGGCAGGGTGCTGGTCATGGAGGACAACCGGTTCTCTGGGGACAACCGCTACAGCTTCTCCAGCATAAACAATGTGGACAAGGCATACATCCGCCGCAACACCTTCCGTGACGGTGGCAGCATGGCCCTCAACTTCAACTCGTCCACCCCGATGTCCGTGCTGGCCCTGGAATCCAACCTCTTCGTGGGGATGCTGTCGAATACCGGTTCCATCAATACATGGGCACAGGCAGTTATCGGTTTGTGCCCTATACGGGATATGGAATTGAACAACAATACCTTCTACATGTCCGGTAACAACGGGCAGCAGTATTGTACGCGTTGGGGCACAATCAACAGGCTGGAGATATCCAATAACGTGGTTGTGGATGCCGGGCATGCGGTGCACTTCATATACGGTTTCGCTTTCGACAATGTGGGCGAACTTGTGTCGGACTACAACATATTCCAGTACAAGCTGCATGACGACATTACCTATGGCAGCCTTCTGCGTGTGTTCAACACGGAAGGAGCCGGGGGTGGCGTGGAAATCAACGCAGACCGCGGTTGCCGCTTCTGGCAGCTCCAGGAGCTCGGCTACGAGCTGCATTCCGTGCTCGTGTCCGACGGTGTGGATGCGGACGCTCTTGATGATAATCTGATGATCACTTCCGCATTGGATGGCGGTAATCCTGCAAACGATGCCTATGTGCCTGATATGGACTTGTCTTATAAACTAAAGTCAGTATCCGTCAACAGTCGCGGATGCTACAACAGGCATGGTTCTGCAATCGACGAGACGGCCATTGTTCCGGGTTACACCGGCTATAATATGGAAGACGAATCGGCATTCAGCGATGCGGCTCAATACAGCAGCATGGCTGGAGACACGCTGCTGCTGGAGTCCAAGACATTGGACAGGAATCGGATGCCGATGTTCTCGATTATAGGTTCTGCGGACAGGTACCTGGCGATAGGACGCTATGGCCTGTTTTCGCCGGTACCGATTGTTGATGGGGATGGAGAGTATGTATCGGATGAATTGTATGATATTAATATTGTGTAGGCATGGCAGAGAATTATAGTGATATATTGAGAGTTCGGATAGGGCGTGTCAAGGCATCGGTGAAGGCAGACAATTATTTCCCGGTGGCAGGCAGAGATACAATTCAAATTGACGCTGAAACCAGGTGGGGACAAACCTCGGAATGGCAGACGCAGGACGGAAGCGGTAGCACGGTGGCAACGGCCGGCAATCTTGTAAAGCAGAAAGACAGCAAGTCTATTGCGATATCAGACGGAGGGGAACTTGTTCAAAAATTCATAGCGCGTAATAATTTGACTGAGACAGCCGTTTCAAAAAGAATCTATGCAATGTTGCCGCAAGTGCTGCCATACTTTACCGTATCGGCCAGTGAGGTCGTGCGGGTGGGAGAACTGTTCGTCGTCACTGTTTCCCCGGAGCACGGCTACTCAGGTGCCAGTACAATGGTCGTAAAGGTGTATCGCGAGAACGAGGATTCGTCTCCGGTCAAGACTCTGACCGAAATTACCGGGCGCCCGATGTCTGACGGGACCGTCGCGTTTACATCTTCCTTTGACAACGCGTCTGACCGCGGAATATACGATGTGGAAGTTGATGTTACTGACACGGCAACAGGGGTGACTTCCAGCAAGAGAATAGACAAGCTCATAACGGTAGTTCCTGCTCTTTGCCCGAGGCCTGCCGACACTACGCAGGGTTATGAAACCATCACCGTTCAAGCCGAGAAGCAGTATGAGATGCATCTGTGGCGTGATGTGGATGGCAGCGGATTGAATTATGCCGAATGGACTGCTCCCCACGGGTCATCGGACACGGCGGGCTACGACCTCATAGACCTGTCCGTTCTTCCGGCAGGCACGACTCTTTGCATCCGGAGGGAAAACGGCGCAGTCTACCCGATGCGTATGCGTATAAAGGGAAATGTATCCCCCGGTGTCTCATCGGAGAACGGAACGCCCAACTTTACGTATGAGAGTCCCCTGGTCATCACGCACGATGAAGAAGGTGTTTTCGACTGGCCTTGGATGTCGTTCGGCGCCGTCACCTTCGGTGACAACATGCGTAATGTCGTATTGGACGGGTACGGGTACAACCGCACGGGAATCAGATTCCATCCATCGTCGGATGACGCTGCAATCAATACGTGCATTTTTGTTTCCGGCGGTGCGGGCGACATAGAAATGTTCGGCATTGACATAGACGGTACGGGATTCGCCGGCATCATGGCCAAGACGGACCCTGACCCCGATGTCCCCTGGTTCTGGCGTGGCAATTGGGTGCTTGACAATCTACGTATCCATCATTGTACAATCCAGAACACAGCCGGAGAAGGTGTCTATCTCGGCTATTACGGTAGCGGTAAACTTAAAGGTACGAACGGTCAAGGGCAGGAAGTGGAGTATTATGCACATCTACTTGACCATCTTCGATTGTATCGTGTCAACTTCATTAATACTGGGCTTGATAGTTTTCAGGTGAACAATGCCATCAATGTGGATATCTGCTATGTGAATACTACTGGCAGTGGGGCAAGCAAACAGGGCGGGCAGAACTACGCCAGTTCCTCCGTGTTCGACGGCAGGCTGTACAACTGCAGGCTGCTGAAATGTAACGGGCCGATAGCGTTCTGCGGCCCGTTGCTTGGCGAGGTGCGCATCTACAACAACGTGATGGAGGCGGCCCGTTATTCGGGTGCGTTCGTTTCCGCCTTGTGGAAGAGTTCAGAGGATGAGCATATAGACCTTGACGGCGACGGAGTGGTAGATGAAATAGGTATGTACATTTATAACAATGTGATTAAGGCTTATTCACTGGGCTCCTTCAATACGGATTATACGCTGGCCAGGTATTTTATGGATGACAATGTAATCATAACAGAGGTTGGTACAGATAAGGTTCCGGTCATGTTCACCGGCGGAGACGGGAATGTGTTCCTGAAGGCGCATACAGATTATGAATACATAGACGGGGCGCTGAAAGTGGCTGACAGTGCCAATGACAATTACCAGCCCAATTACGACAGCCTTCTTGTGAGTGCCGGAGCTGTCGGCAGGTCTGCATATGACATGAGGGGGTACAAAAATTGGTATAAGAGCGTGTACCGCGCAGGCCCGTACATGGGCATTTACAAGGACACTTCTGTTGCAGACCTGGACATCCGGCTTGACGGCATTGTCATAAATTCGGGTTCGGCAATCACGGCGGGACGTGGAGTATCGGTCAGGTTCGATTATGCAGGTCAACCGGCCCGCTACCGCATGGCGGAATCGGCGGACCTCGCTTCCGTCGCATGGGTCGGCTGGACCGGTGACACGGTGGATTTCACTCTTTCCGAAGGATATGGAGAGAAAACAATCTATGCACAGATAGCCACGGATGACACTGAAAGTGGGATTGTGTCTGCCGGCATCAGCTATGGTGGTATTATTCAGTTCGCAGACCCTGAAGTGAAACGTATCTGCGTGTCGATATGGGACAAGGACGGTGACGGGGAACTCAGTCTGTCCGAAGCCCAGGCCGCCACGACAATCAACAGATACAGTTTCTCCGGCAATACGGAAATACAGAGTTTCGATGAACTCAAGCTTTTCACGGGCCTGCAGAACATCGATGCCTATGCGTTTTCCAAATGTACGGCTTTGAGGAGCATATCCTTCCCTGACCATCTGACCGGGCTGAAATCCCAGGTCTGTCAGGGGAATACGTCCCTGGAGACGGTACACCTTCCGGATTCGCTCACCTCTTTGGGCGGAGGATGTTTCAGCGACTGCAATGCATTGAGGAATGTCACTATACCTGAAGGTGTCATTTCACTCAATGACTTTGCCGCCACGGGATTGGAGGAGATTGTGATTCCGGATTCTGTAACCTCCATAGGAGGATTCAGGTATTGTGCCTCATTGAGGAAGGTGGATATTGGTACCGGCGTTACCACATTCCTTCAGAACGCGTTCAACAACTGCACAGCGCTTGAGGTGTTTATCATCCGTGCCGGCAAAGTCCCTTCCTATGCCGGATGGACGTTACCGGATGGGTGGAGTGGCTCTTTTTATGTCCCTGACGACCTTGTGGAAGCATATAGGGCGGCAAACGGCTGGAAGAACTTTAGCACGTCTTATAAACCGCTGTCTGAATATGTAGAATGATAATACAAACGAACTTTATTTATGGCAAAAGCAGAAATCTTATTCAAGATCATCCGCAAATGGGAAGGCGGATGGAGTGACCACAAAAATGACAAAGGCGGCAAAACCAATATGGGGATAACCTTGTCTACGTGGAAAGCATGTGGTTATGACAAGGATGGTGACGGAGACATTGATGCGGACGATTTACGCATGATTACTCCGGATGACGTCTTTCATGTTTTCAAGAAGTATTATTGGGACCGTTACCAAGCGGACTTCATACACAACCAGTCCATTGCGAACATCTGTGTGGATTGGGTGTGGGCCTCCGGACGTCCCGGTATCACAAGGGTACAACAACTCCTGCAAATCAATGTAGACGGTATCGTAGGACCTCAGACGGTTGCAAGTATCAATCTGGCCAACCAACGGCAGCTGTTCGAAGCTATCAAGGCAGACAGAATCCGGTTTATTGAAGAAATCTGCAAAAGGGACCCGTCGCAGCTTGTATTCCGGAAAGGATGGCTGAACCGGATCAATGATTTCAAGTTCTCTGTCCGCTGAATTCTTGTCCTTTTTTCCACTCTTTTCAGCCTTTAGTTTTGTGTCCGGAACTAAAGGCTTTTTTATGGCAATAACTGAAGAAAAGAGTTTAATGACCTCCGAGAAATTCAATCGAGGAGTTGAGAACTGGACGTGGAAAGTCAGGAATACCTCCGTAAATATTCTACAACGGACACATGCAACCGGCAGATTGCGTAGGGAACTGCAATCCCGTTGGCTGAAAGACCGTGAAGGTGGACCGGCTTATGTCGGTCTGGGTTTCCGCTTTGCCCGGTATGGTGCGTACCGGGAATATGGCGCCGGGCGTGGATATATCGTCAAGAACGGAATTATAATGAAGGGACATTCGGCATGGAGCGATAAGAAAAGACGTCAGGAACTGCGTTCTCTACGTGTTTCTGAATATCGCATCCGGCGCATGCGTACCGTTGATGAACACTATGCCGTTATCCGGCGAAGTCCCCTACCCTGGTTAGACCCTCCCATTGTGGATAACATCGAATCACTGGCTGATTTATCCGGGGAGTATTACGGTGACCAGGCACTCAAGAATGTGCTTCAGAAGTTTGATAAAATAACAATCGAAAAACGTTATGGCAAAAAGTGACAAGACTGTCAAAAGAGGTGTCTACTTGTACATCGATGGCAAGGAAATTAAGAATGACATCAATTCCATTGATTTGGAGATGAAACGCCTACAGCGTGACATTAAGGAAATGACACGCGGCTCTGAGGAATACAACCGCACCATGGCGAAGATACAGCATCTTCAGGGGATTTTAAAACAGCATCGCCAGGAGATAAAAGGCATCACCACCGAAACCAAGAAAGCGACTGTCAGTATTGGCAGTATGGTGGACTGGTTCAACCGTTTCGGTGGAGTTATCTTGTCCGTAATAGGTTTCCTTACCGGTTTTACCCTTGCCTTGCGCGCCATCAGAGATGAACGCAACAAGTTGGAGGAGTCCCAGGCCGGGCTGAAAGCCTTGACCGGACTTGATGATGACAGCATTGCCTGGTTGACCGGGCAGGCCAAGACGCTTTCCACCACCATGACAAAAGAGGGCTTGCGTGTCCGCCAGTCGGCAGCCGAAATCCTGGATGCGTTCATGCTGGTCGGTTCGGCCAAACCGGAACTGCTGGGAGACAAGGAGGCGCTCAAGGCTGTTACGGAGGAAGCCATGCGATTGCAGGCGGCAGCCAAAGACATCACCCTGAACGAAGCGGTTGATTCACTTACTTTATCACTCAACCAATATGGGGCAGCAGCAGACCAGGCTGGACGGTTTACCAATGTATTGGCTGCCGGCTCCCAGGCAGGTTCCGCCAATATCGCAAGCCAGGCAAAGGCTATCCGGAATGCAGGTACCGCAGCGGCTTCGGCCAATGTTCCCATTGAACAGACGGTCGCATTGATTGAAACGCTTGCTTATCGGGGTATAAAGGATGAAGTGGCCGGAACGGGATTGAAGAAATTCTTTCTGGTTCTTCAGACCGGGGCAGACGAAACCAACCCCAAAATCGTCGGGTTGGATAAGGCACTGGAGAATCTGAAGAACAAGAATATGGATGCAGGCGCCATCAAGAAGATGTTCGGGGAGGAAGGCTACAATACCGCATCCGTAATCCTTCAGAACACGGAGATGGTGAAAGACTTCACCGCTGCCGTCACCGGTACCAATGTGGCGTATGAGCAGGCGGCCATAAACAGTGATACCGCACAGGCCAAACTGGAGCAGGCACGCAATAAGATGAAGCTGGCAGCCATTGATTTGGGAGAGAAACTGAATCCGGCTCTGACGGTGAGTACGAATATGCTGACCAATGTGCTTAAATATTTGCCGGGATTGATTGACTGGTGCAAAAAATGGGGCACAACAGTAATAACACTAACGGTTCCTCTGGCAGCTTACTATACCACATTAAAGCTCATATCTCTTTATCATACTACTTACAACTTAGTCTTACGAGCAGGAATCGCCATCCAAACGGCTTACCGGGTAGCTACCACTGCTTTGAACGACGCATTGGCAGGAGATTACAAGGCAATAGGCAGGTTGATATTACAGATGCGCTCTCATAATATCGTAACCCGGACAGTGGCAGCAAGTACACTACTTTTCCGAGCTGCGCTGGAGACTTTAACCTTCCGCTTCTCTGCCGCAACTAAAGCGGCACGGGCAGCATGGGCGGTATTAGGATTAAATCCTTTTGTTGCTATTGCCACAACCGTTGCAGCCGCAGCAACAGGACTGTATATCTACGCTCAGCGTACTTCTGCTGCAGCACGTAGGCAAAAGGAACTGGTGGTTATGAATAGAGAGGCTGAAAAAAGCATTAGCGAAGAAAAAAATAAGCTGGATGCTTTACGGAAAGTGCTTGAGGATTCTAAAGAACCATATGAAAAACGGAAGGCTGCATTAGAAGATATTCAGTCCATTGTTCCGGAATATCATGCTTCATTGACGGAAGAGGGGGTGCTTATCAACAACAACACGCAAGCGCTGGACGGTTATGTAGAAAAGCTGTTGCTCACAGCCAAACAGCAAGCGGCCAATGCCAAATTACAAGAAGCCCTGGCACAAAGGTCAGAATGGATTCAGAAGAACGGTTCCGATGCCATGAAATTTAAAAATCTCGAATGGGAGATAAATGACCCCGTCAATATGGACAAGTCCGTTGAGGAACTTGCAGCAGTCAACGGGATATCACCCACTGCATACCGCGTATGGGCTACCCAGAAAAAACGTCTTGACGATAACGTTCGGTATTACGAACAGATGATGCAGGATTATACCTCCCAGTTGCTTGCCATCAACGATAAATACAAGACTATTACTCCAGATTCTCCAACAATTACCGGAAACGGTGGCAGTGGTGGAGGTTCTGAATCTGAAGAAGAGCGGAAAAAACGTGTCAGCAAGGAATTGGAGGATATAGAGACTAACCACATGCAACAGCTCACCCATCTCCAGAAGCTTTATCTTGAGGGAGAAATCCAGACTAACGAGGAATATACTGCCCTTCAGATAGATTTGGAGAAAAAGACTTTGGATGAGAAATTGGCGATAATGGGGCTGGAGCCGCATGAACGTGAGAAGTTGCAGGTAAAGATGCTGGAGGCACAAATCAAGTTCAATGAAGAATGTAAAAAACAGGATGAAAAGACAGAAAAGGAGCGTCAGAAAGCATCAGACAAGATTGCCAAAGAACGCCTTTCAGTTCGTCAGAAACAACTCCGTATCGAATTGGAAGAAGCAGCTTCCTATCATTATAGGAACCTGACTTCCGAGGAGGATTTCTCCCAGGAGATGAACGAGATTCGGAAACGGTATTGGAATGATTTGCTTCACAACTACCGACTGACTGAGGAACAACGTACGGAGATACAGAAGGAGCAGGCCGAAGCCCAGACCGATGCCGAGAAAGAGAAGTACGACAAAACCATGAAAATGCATAGGCAATATGCCTCTCTGGTGACGGATATCGCTTCCGACTTCGGAGAAACGATTGGTGAAATGATTGCCACTGGCGAACTTTCGCTGAAGAATTTCTTACGTGAAACCATTATGATGGCACTGGATGCTTTGGAACGTGTTATTGAGATCTCCATACTGGAAATCACCGCAAAAAATTTGGCGGCAACAGCTCCACTTTCCTTTATCGGTGCCGCAAAAGCAGCTGCCCAAGTAGCTGCCATCAAAGCGGCTTTTGCTGTAGTAAAAGGGATGGTCGGCAACTTCTACACTGGTGGCTATACCAGTCCCGGTGACTGGGATCAGCCACAAGGCATCGTGCATTCCAACGAGTTCGTCGCCAACCGTTTCGCTGTCGCCAACCCGAATCTGCGACCGATATTCGACGCCATTGACGTGGCACAGCGTAGCGGTAATGTTGGTAATCTGACAGCTGAAGACATAGCGGCTGTGACAGGTTCCGGAAAGAGTACACGTACCGTACCAGCCAAAGCACCCGCTGCCAGCGCCACAACGACGGCCAATGATCCGGCTATGGTGGCGATGCTGATAGAATGTACCCGCGTATTGCGGAAGCTTAAAAACAGGCTGGATGATCCGCTGGTAGCGGAAACTTATGTTACCGGCAAACGGGGTATCAACCAGGCTCAGAAAGAGTATCAGAAGTTGAACAACAATAAATCACGCAACAAGCAATGACAGAATTATACATTGACGGACAATTGGCCGCCCTTCCTGAAGGGTTCAACATTACGTTCACCTCCGAGAATCCGTATTTCACCCGCAGTTCCAATTACTCCTTGGACATAGAACTCCCCATGCCTGCCAATCATGCCATATTCAAGCACGTGAACAGACTGGATGTGACGAAAAAAAAGACTATCCTTCCGGCCACACTCATCGTTGACGCCAGATGCCTGCTTTACGGCAGTGCGGTTTTACTCTCAGTAGAAGATGCACTGGTTAAGGTACAGCTCGTATCAGGTAATGCGGAATTTAATCTGCTGACGAATGATAATCTGTATATTGACGAACTTGATTTAGGTACAATCAGTTGGCCGAACAACAATCAGAACCGTTTCCAGCCACCTGCCAATATGGTGAACTACTACGGTTCGGTGGACGAAATTGAAGCTGTATGGTTGCCGGTGTTCTATCAGGAAGCCAAATGGGAGAATCTTCAGAACGATGCAATCTATGAGTTCGGCACGAACAATTTTACCCTTTGCCCCTATTATGGCCGTCGATGTGTACAACCATACCTTTTGACAGTCATCAAGAGAATAGTGGGGCATTTTGGCTATAGGTTCGATACCTCCTTCTTTGATAACAATTTCTTGCGGAACGTTTATGTATGCAGCGCGGTAAGCAGCAACCGGGTGGCCGCCGCATTGCCGCACTGGACTGTTTCCGAATTCTTTGATGAACTGGAGAAATTCCTTTGTGCGGTTACGGTGGTCAACGAACGCACCAAAGTGGTGAGTCTCGTAGGGCTTAACGATTATTTTACAGAATCCGGAAAGGAGATAATTCCTGCATCCTCCCTGCTACGGGAGTTCACTGTGGATATTGAAGATGAAAAGAATGAGAAAGACTTGAGCACTGGCAATGTGGGCTACAATCTGCCTTCCCATACGGATGACGGCTATCTGCGAATTGAAAGGGACATCATAGAGGCTGCATACAAACAAGAATATGATTCTTACGATGCAATGCTGGCCGCATACAACGGAATGGGTGACAGTGACAAGAAAAGTACAATCTTTATTGTTGGCAAACGGTATTATATCAACTACAATGAAAATGATAAGAATACGCTGCGTGAAGTCAATTTGTATGCGGATTTAATCCGTGACCCGGAATCGTCCGATGTAGAGACCTCACTCGGAATCGTCCCGGCTAAAATTATTCAGTTCAATGTCGGCGTGTATGGCTCTGTAGCTGATTACGATTTGTCCCGTCCGTACACCTCCATGGTATTGAACATACCCGCGGTGGGCTACCAGGCTACTGTTGCCAAGCAGGAGCGCTTCAATGTCCAGGAAGCCATAAACGGTGACGTGGAACTGAAGGAGAAGCAGGAAAAAAACGGGCACATGGAAGTGGCTGTCAATACCGGCAAGTTCAACCGGCAGAACGTAACTTACAGCGGTCAGACACATGCCTATGATTATGCCTATCCTTTTACGGACTACCAGCAGAAGACCGGAGCACAGCTCACGGACTTCCTTCCGTATTCCCTAAGCTTGAACGATGTTTGTCCGGACAGTGTCGGACATCGGTTGTCGACACTCAGTCTGTTTCACTCCAATATTCCTTACACAATCCAGTTCCAAGCCAATAAGCTGCCAGATGTGAATAAGGTGTTTCTTATAGGCAACAAGCAGTATTTGTGCGAGAAGATTGAGACGGAAATAGATGTCGATGGATTAAGCAAGGTACTGAAGGGGACTTTTTATCGGATAGAATAAAAAAGCTCTTTTTATTTGCATAAAGTAGAATTTTTACTACCTTTGCATCATTGAAACAACTAAGATATGGTTAAATCAAGAGAATTTCATAGTCAGATACTGAAACGTGGAAAGAAAAGAGGATGGCACTGGATAAAAGGTGAAGGAGACGGGAGCCATCGGATTTATGAAGACAAGAACGGTATCAGATACCCGGTGCCCTACCATGGTGCCAAAGAAATGGGTGAAGGACTAAGAAAGAAAATTATTAGGGATATGGAGCTTGAATAAGCTCCCCCTTTTCTCTATATGTTTGAAAGGAGGATTTTATTATGGGAAAACTTAAAGTGACAATTGAAAAAGGACCGGACTTGTTCGGTGCGTGGGCTGACAATGTTCCTGGTATCTATGGAGAGGGTGAAACTGTGCAGGAAACAAAAGAGAATCTTCTTACCTCCATTGAACTGTATAAAAAACATAATTCTACAGTCCCTAAAGAATTACAGGGAGAAATATCCGTAGAATGGACTTTTGATGTACAGTCGTTCCTCCAATATTATAGCGGTATTTTTACCAAGGCTGCACTGGAGCGTATAACGGGGGTCAACCAGAAACTCTTGGGACATTACGCATCAGGTTTGAAAAAACCACGTAAAGCTCAGGTTGAAAAAATAGAAAGCGCATTGCATGGCTTTCTGAATGACATAAGCCAGGTGCACTTGGCATGATGTAAATTCCGATAATGGATTGAAAGATACTTCTCGGTCAATCGCGAGACCGTAAGGTCTTTAATGACAATTAGGAGGGCTTCCACGGGTTGGAAGCCTTTTTTTGTCTCTCTTTGTTGGATATGTGAAATAGAATTAACACCTTTGCAGTGCCCAATATAACATAGCTACACGTTTATCAATATGAATCCCTTTTCAAAACGTAATCCGTAAAACCGGGTTAAGGTGTGGCTATACCTTTGGGCGCGTTTTGATAAGGGATTCGCCATTTTAATACTATGACTGAAAAACAAATAAGGATAGCAGACAGACTATTACGGATATTGGTGGAGCATGACGGGCGTGTCAACAAGGATAGCGCACGCAGCCTATTGCTTAAAGAGTTCACTGAAAGAATGGATAAGATAGACATCAACTTCGTACTCGACACGTTGATAGACGACTATAAGCTGGTTTCCCTACTTGGTGAAGGTTGGCTCCGGCTAACACCGGAAGGAGAAAAGATGGCACGCAGGGGAATGAAGAATTATCAGCAGAAACTATCCATAAAAGAATGGTGGAAAGAAAGCAAGACCGCTGCCATTCTGATTTCTTTAGTTTCTACACTGATAGGGTCTGTCATTACCGTTTTAATAACTGCATTATTAGGATAGTGAAAACGCTTCCCAATATGAAGGGAGCCACTATGAACAATAATACAAAATATAATTTGAACTTTTTCTCCATGGATGATTCTTTTCATACAAAAATACTATAAATAATTGAAGTCGAAGCGGAGAAACAAAAAATCTCCGCTTTTCTTTTTGTTAACTGATTAGTTATTCTGATTTTTGTACGAATTTAAATAAACACCAAATGGAAACAATTATTCATTTTATTATTTTTTTGACTGCGGTTATTGAAATCGTTCTACTTGTTCGATTCCTTGCATTATGTAATCATGTAGAGGAAATTAAAAAGAAAATGGTGCCAAACGAGAACTTCCAAGCAATGTTTCTACTTTATTGTTCGACTGGGGAGAAAGAAAAGGCAAAAGAATTGCTTCTCCATGAAATAAGTTTGGATAAGATGTTTACCACCGCTTTCTTTTCCGTTCTTCCCGAACATGATAAAGCCAAACAAGCCATTTTGACTAAGTATGGGAAATTGCTTAAGATGGTCGATGTGACTCTTGATTTTGATACAGTAGATAAATATTTGAAAGGGTGATAAAAATTGAAGCGGAGATAAAAAATCTCCGCTTTTCTTTTGCCATTTCAAAATAAACCTGCATCTTTGCAATGCGTTACATTTTGAGAAGGCGAGATTGTTCGCCAACTTTTGCCGTTGGCATTTTTTATGCCCAATGGTATCATATAGTTCCGACCCCCGTGTGGAGTGTTAATGCACCCACTGCCTTCTCAAGGTGTAACGCAACGGGAAAGCGGAACTTTCTTTGTCTATAAGTTTTCCGATTTTTTGGAGAAAGTTCCCTTCCCGTCTTTATTGGAGCATTGTATCATTCAATATATTGTTTTATTTAAATAGCGTTACATTATGAGAAAACAAGCCCAAAGCGCCCGCGGACGCTATGTATCCGCAGAGAAGGTTCAAGAACTGTTTGCCCAGCTGGGTATTGAATTGTGCGCCGGACGTAAACGTATCCGTGCAGCACGTAGCGACAAATCCATTTCCATCTATGTCAATGGTGGGACAGTCAACATCACC